CCACCACAGTCACGCCGCGTGTGGACGCCACCGCCGAGCGCAAGGCGGCTGCTGCCGACAAGACCACAAAGGCCATCGCCAAGACGCCACCCGCCCTCAACAACAACTGGCTGGACCGCGCCAAGGCGGGCGGTGGCGCCGAGAGCGCCGAGGCCATCATCAAGCTGAGCCAGTCCGAGTTCGCCAAGTTGAGCGAAGCCGCTCTGGCGAAGGCGCGCGGCGACGAGATTTAAACCCCCGCGCCTTCGGGCGCACCAAACGAAAGCGCGTCATGACCGAGTCAGCCCCCCTGAAGAGACGAGCCACTGACAGCGGCCCTCACGTATGTCCGGCCATGGAAGAGCTTGAGGCCCGGTTTGCAGCCGGCACAGAGCGTATGCGGCGGCTGGAGGACAAGATTGACGGCAACTCGGCCGATACCAGGGAGGTGCTCGACATCCTACACGCGGGTAAAGGCTTCTTCAAGGTTGTGGGCTGGATTGGCAGCGTGGTCAAGTGGGCTGCCGCCATAGGCGCACCACTGATCGCGTTCTACTACGCCCTCAAGCACGGGGGCCGGCCATGATGGCCTGGGTCGTCGCCCTGTACTGGTGGGAAAACTGGAGGACTGAACATGGCTTCTGATAAACGTGCTTTGGCGCTGGTGATTGCAGCTTCGATTGCAGTCCCGGCAGAGGGGTTGCGCACCACAGCTTACAAAGACCCAGCAGGTATCACCACGATCTGCTACGGCTCCACCGCCGGCGTCAAGATGGGCGACCGCAAGACGTTGGATCAGTGTATGGCGCTGTTGTCCAATGAGATGGCCTTTGCGGTGCGTATCGTGGACAGGTGCCACCCGAACCTGCCGGTGGGTGCGCTGGCGGCGTTTGCCGACGCGGCCTACAACATCGGACCCAAGATCGCTTGCGACGCAGATAAGTCCACGGCTGCGCGCCTGCTGTACGCCGGAGACATCCAGGGGGCATGTAACCAGCTACCGCGCTGGAACAAAGCCAAGGTCATGGGGGTCATGGTGCCGCTGCCAGGCTTGACCACACGCCGTGCCCGTGAGCAGGAAATCTGCTTGAGGTCACTTGCATGAAAACCACCCTCGCCATCGTCGTGTTGTCTGCGGCCGCAGGCTTCGGCGCGGCATGGCAGTTGCAGGCGCATCAGATCACCAAACTGAAACTGGAGCACACCAATGAACGAATCGAAATCCAACGCGCCGCCAGGATCGTTGCTGACCGAGCTTCAACGGCAGTCATCGTGGCTCAGAATAATGCGACGAATCGCGTATCTGTGCTTCGCCGTGAGCTTGATTCTGCTCGTGGTACTGCTTCAGGGCTGCGCGACGAAATCGACGTTGCCATGCGAGCCTCCGCCACAAGTATTGATGCCTGTGCCATCGCAGCCCGAACCAGCGGTGAGCTACTTGCTGTCTGCGCAGACCGATATACAGAGCTGGCAGGCAAGGCTCAGGGCCATGTTTCAGACATCCGGACCCTTGTAGAGGCTTGGCCTAAATAAATACAGAAATACAGTTGACGTCTAACATCTAAGTTAGAATATGGCTAGGCTAGAGCCTGCAGCTCGAAAAGCGTCTTATCAACGCCGCCTACCTTCTTCCTGATAGCCACATGATAGGTGCGCCATGCTGACCCAAACCCGACTCAAAGAACTGCTTTCCTACGACCCGCTGACGGGTGACTTTACCAACCTAAAGAGCGGTAAGGGCCGCAAGCCAGTAGGCGCTGTTGTGGGCTCAGTGAGCAACTCAGGCTACTGGTCGTCCATGGTCGACGGCAAGAACTACCAGCACCACCGGCTTGCCTGGCTGTACGTCCACGGTGCGTTCCCTCCAGCGGACTTGGACCACAGGGACGGCGTCAGAACGAACAACCGCCTGGCGAACCTGCGTGAGGCGACCCGATCTGAGAACTGTCAGAACGCCGCCAAGCGCAACGACAACACGAGTGGATTCACCGGCGTATGGCCGGTCGGAAAAAGATGGAGGGCGAAGGTGGCAGTGGACGGCGTGGAGCGCCACGCGGGGTACTTTGCGACCAAAGAACTCGCACAGGCAGCGTATCTGGCCACCAAGGCCGAGCTGCATAAATTTCAACCGATACCGCGCGAATTGCTCACTTGACATCTAATATCTAAATTAGATGTAGAATCAGATCACGCCTAAAAGCACGACACGCTTTTGAAATCTTCGTTGGCTGCAACGACATGCGGCAAGGGGCTCGAAAGAGCAATTTGTAAATGTCTTTGTAAGAAAGGATGCCCATCATGGCATTAACCAACTTTGGTCTCTTGACCAACGAGCAGAAAACCATCTGGAGTATGGATTTATGGAAAAATGCTCGCAACCAGTCCTTCATCAACAAGTTTCTGGGTTCTGGCACCAACGCCATGATCCAGCACATCACCTCTCTCAAGTCTTCGGAAAAGGGCGCCCGTGCGGTGATCACCTTGCTGGCCGACTTGCAGGGCGACGGTGTGGCAGGCGACCGCACCCTGGTCGGTAACGAAGAGGGCATGCAGACGTTCGAGCAGGTCATCCGCATTGACCAGCTGCGTCACGCCAACCGTCACGAAGGTAAGATGGCCGACCAAAAGTCGATCGTCGGCTTCCGCGACAACTCCAAGAACGTGCTGAGCTACTGGCTGGCAGACCGTATCGACCAGATGGCGTTCCAGACGCTGGCTGGCATCGGCTTCCAGTTCAAGCCCAACGGCGCGACCCGTGTCGGCTCTGACCTCCAGTACCTGGAGTTCGCTGCTGATGTGAGCGCACCATCCACCCGCCGCATGACGCGCTGGAACGCAACGACTGGTGTGCTGCACACCAGCCTGACCGGTACCAACACCTCTGCCGACGTGACCGCTGCCGACTTCCCAGGCTGGAAGATGTTCGTTCAGCTCAAGGCCTACTGCAAGGACCGCTACATCCGTGGCGTCGGCGGTGAAGGCGGCCAGGAGACGTTCCACGCCTTCCTGACACCTCAGGCCATGGCCAAGCTGAAGCAAGATCCTGACTACAACGCCAACCTGCGTTACAGCCAGAACTCTGGCGTCAACGACAAGCTGTTCAGCGGTGATGCAGTGAAGATCGACGGCATCTACCTGCACGAGTTCCGTCACGTGCCCAACACTTCCGGCCTCGCAGCCGGTAAGTACGGCGCAGGCGGCACCGTTGACGGTTGCCAGGTGCTGTTCTGCGGCGCACAGGCTCTCGGCATGGCCGACCTGGGCGCTCCCGAGTGGAACGAAGAAGACTTCGACTTCAAGAACTCTCAGGCCATTGCCATCGGCAAGATCCTGGGCTTCCTGAAACCCAAGTTCGGCAACATCTACGAAGGCAACGCTGTCGAAGACTTCGGCGTGGTGTCTTGCTACGTGGCCCAGTAAAACTGGACTGTGGTCGAACCTCTAAGTTCGGCCACACCACGACAACCTTCACCTTAGGAACCACATCATGACTGCAAAGATCAAATCCCGCACGGCCCAGTACCCGCTGACCGCCGAATTCAGCTTCACCATCGGTGACACCATGACGAACGTTGCCGGCGGCGCCGACAACTTCGCCACGGTGGCTGCTCACGTGTTCGAGGTCATCCCGTTGCCCCCTGGCGCCGTGGTGCTCAGCGGTCACGTGGTGACCGACACCGCCATCGTGGGCTCCACCGCCTACAACGTGAAGCTCGGTGACTCAGGCTCTGACGTGCGCTACCTCGGTACCACCGACAAGACCGCCGCCGCGCTCACCAATCTGGTGCCCACCGGCTACGTCGGCTCGGGTGAAAACCTGCGTCTGACCGTGACCCCGACTGTGGCTGATGCCACTGCCGGCAAGGTCACTGTGCGTATCACTTACGTGATCGCCGGCCGCACCAGCGAGATCCAGATCAGCTAATCGCTGAACCGGTAGGGCAGGGCTCCACAAGAGCTCTGCCCTGTTCATCCACCCAACCCACGCACCTACCATGAATTACATCGCACCCCGCAACATGACTGTTGCCTCAATCTCCGGTCGCTCTGTTGCCTTCAAGAAGGGCGAGCCCACCTACGCCCCGCCCCAGATGCACGCCGAGCTGATCGCCGTGGGCATCGTGCCGGCCGAGGAAATCCCTGAGCCTGAAGAAACCGGCGGCGTCAAAGAACCCGTCGTGCCCGCTGAGCGCCAAGAGGCCGTGTTCGCGGTCTTCGAGAAGCTCATCCTGCGCGGCAAGCGCACCGACTTCGCTGGTACCGGCGCTCCGCACGCAGCGGTCCTGTCCAAAGAGCTGGGCTGGGACATCGACGGCAAAGAGCGCGATGTGCTCTGGCAGAAGTTCCAGGCTGACAAGGCTGCGTAATGAATACGACAGAACTGCTCGCCGTCTTCCGTGAAGAGGTCTCTGACCTTGCGGAGCCGTACCTGTGGTCAGACACCCTAGTCTACCGGTACATCGACGACGCGCAGAAGCAGTTCTGCCGTGACACCTACGGCATCGCCGATGCCCGCAGCTTCAAGATCAATGTGTTGGCCGATGGTACCGAGTGGTACAAGCTCGACCCCCGCATCCTCAAGGTCCGCACCGCCAACGACTCACTCACTGGCCGCGAGATCCCCATGATCCCCGTCGAGAAGATGGCCGCCCAGGGCCTGGTCTTCGACGGCCGGCTCGGCCCGCTGCGCGCCCTGATCACCGGCCTGGAGAAGAACACCGTCCGTGTCCTGCCCAAGCCGAACTTGGCGTCTACGGTCGAACTTAGAACGTTCCGTCTGTCAGAAGAGGTCGAAGCAGGCGACGACTTCGAGATCGACGACCAGCACGTGCTCCCGCTGCTGTACTGGGTCAAGCACAAGGCCTACGGCAAGCAGGACAGCGAGGTCTTTGACAAAGACGCCTCCGACCGCTTCCTCGGCGACTGGAAGGCTTACTGCGCCGCCGCCAAGAACGAACAAAGCCGGGCCTCACACGTCGCCGGCGCAGTCATCTACGGAGGGCTCTGATGGCCAGCTTCAAAAAAGACCCCAACGCCACGCTCGACTACACGTTCGACTGGGGTCCTTACCTCACACCGCTGCTGGACACGATCGCCTCGGCGACGTGGGTCGTCAGCTCCGCTCTCACCGTGGTGTCGCAGTCGAACACTGACACGACCGCCACGGCATTCGTTTCGGGCGGTGTCCTCGACACCTCTGAAATCCTGACTTGTCGCATCGTCACAGCCGGTGGGCGCACGGACGACAGGTCGGTCACTTTGAAGATCCTCAACCGCTAAATAGGAGCCCACCATGGCCGCAATGTCCGACTTTCTGGAAAACAAACTCATCGACTTTCTGTTCCGGGGTCAAGCCCTCGGTATCACTGGCGCCTCCGCCGCTGCTGGTACCGGCCCGACCAACCTGTACTACGGCCTGCTCACCGCAGCCCCGTCGGATACCGGCGGCGGCACGGAAGTGACCGGTGGCTCCTATGCCCGCGTGACCGTGGCCAGCTCGCTGGTCAACTACGCCGGCACCCAGGCCGCTGCTTCGACTACCGCGTCTTCGGGCAGCTCCGGCACCACATCGAACAACGCAGCGATCACCTTCCCTGCACCCACAGCGAACTGGGGTGTGGTGTCCCACTTCGGCGTGTATGACGCAACCTCCGGCGGCAACCTGCTGTTCTGGGGCGCCTTGACAGTTAGTAAGACCGTCAACAACGGGGACGCCGCACCTAGCTTTGCTGCAGCCGCATTTTCTCTGCAATTGGACAACTAAAGCGTGACCTCATGACCCTGGCCTGACGGCTGGGGCGGTGTGCCAAGGCGAGTACGCCTGGTGTTGTTCGGCGGTGGTTCTGAAGGCGTAATACATGGCAATCAACTGGATCAGCTCAGGCGCGTTCACCAGCGGGACTGGCGCACTCACAGTGCCGGTGGCCGCAGGCTATGCGGCGGGCGACGTTTTCCTGTTGTTTGTCAACTCGGCCAACCAGGCTGTGGCGACACCGGCAGGCGGCTGGACCGAGGTCGCCAATTCCCCCCAGTCCACCGGCACAGCTGCGGCTGCGGGTGGCGTGCTGATTGCCGCGTTCTGGAAAATCTGCGGAGCCAGTGAGTCCAGCGTCTCGGTGGCCGACACCGGCAGCTACACCACTGCTGAGATTCACCTGTTCAAAGGTTGCGACACCACCAACCCGATCCATATCACGGCGGGGTCGGTGCAAGCCTCGGCAGCCACCGCCTGGACGCTACCGTCGGTTACCACGACCATCAACGACACCCTGGTTGTCCTGGCCATCGGCCTGGACCGTGACCTGGGTTCCACCACCACCGTATCCGGCTGGACCAACGCCAACCTGGGCACCATCACCGAGCAGTCCGACACCACAGTGAACGCGGGCGCAGGCGGCGGCTTGGGTATTGCCACGGCTGACTACCCGACAGCAGGCACCACGGGCACCACGGAGGTAACGGCAGCAACCAGCACCACAGCGGCGTTCTTGACGATTGCGCTGCGGGGGAAGGTGCTTCTTGAAACAAGCGGGACATCAGTCTCCACCGCCCTGGCAGCCCTCACCACTGTGCCCGTCGGGGCCGAGCTGGTCAGTTCCAAAACAGGGGTGGACACCGTCACCCTGGACTCGTGGGTGGAAGCGGGTGACCTGGCGATCTGCATGGCGTTTAATGAGGCGGGGACGACGGTGCCGAGTTTGCCGCCTGGGGGGCTGGGGACGGCTGTAGCCGGGACGATGTCTTCGTCTGCTAGTTGGAGAGAGCTTGCGTTTGGTGCTGGTGTATTTGTGGCCTTGTCTCAGACCTCCACCGTCGCCGCCACAAGCACTGACGGCATAACATGGACGGCACGTACCCTACCGACAGCTTCTTATTGGATGGATATAGTCTACGGTGGTGGTATTTTCTTTGCCGTTACAGGTAATGGGTCTGTCGCCGCATCTAGCACAGACGGAGCTACATGGACACAAAGGACCATGCCATCAAGCAGCGACTGGCGAGCTGTTGCCTATGGTAATGGTATTTTTGTTGCGGTAGCCGGTAACCCCTCATCCATCGCCGCTTCCTCCTCCGACGGTATTACATGGACTGCGCGCTCGATGCCGTTAAGCGCATCTTGGTGGGTGGCAGCGTATGGAAGTGGTACTTTCGTCTCTATCGCGGGCAACGACCTAACCACCACAGCCGCCTCCAGCACTAACGGCATTACTTGGACTGCCCGCACGATGCCAACGAGCAGCCAATGGACCTCCGTCACATACGGAAACGGAGTTTTCGTGGCGGTATCCTCCGTCGCATCCAACGCAGCCGCCACCAGCTCGGACGGAATTACATGGACAGCACGCACGCTACCGACAAGCAGCAACTGGAACGATGTGACCTACGACGATGGAGTTTTCGTGGCGGTAGCAACCGCAACAAGCAATGCTGCGTACAGCATTGACGGCGTAACGTGGTACACGTACACCATGCCATCTAGCGGAAGTTGGACCGCCGTGCAGTATGGGAACAACGTTTTCGTTGCCGTGATACAAAGCAGCACAGCGTCCACCACCATCCCCGTCACAGCCGCCCCCACCTCCCACGACGCCAGCTCCGGCACCGCCGTGGCCTCGCGCCTCGCCTCCAAAGTCCTGACCGCAGGCGGTGTTCAAACCATTGGCCCCTTCACCGGAGCCACCAGTGTCGCGTGTAGTGTCTACCGCAACGTGGACCCGGCTGCACCAATTGGAAATGTCGTTGTAGCCGGAGGCACCGGGACCGCCGTGACCCTGCCTGCCGTGACGACAAACGTGGGTGACTTCGCTGTGTGTTTTGCTGGGCATCAGAGTACGGATGTGGTATTTCCGGCAACTGGCACAGGAGTGGTCCGCCGTGCCCAAGAAATTGACGCCACTGACGCCATCGCGGTCTACGATTCCGCAGGAGCTGTGCCATGAGCTTTACCGCTGTCGATCTCAATGTAGGCGGCACCTCGGGCGAGTGGCGCGCGTACTCGGTCCAACTGGTTCCGCTGTCGGAGGGTTTGAAGGCCAACGTGGGCGGCGTGGCCACCGCCACGGCTGCGCTGACGACTTCGATTCGGTTGAATGCAACGGCAAGCGCCACCGCCACCGTGACTGGGGCCAACCTGACCCTCCCTGGCCCCAGTGCGGTACTTGAAGCTGCTGTCGCAGCCGCCGCCTCGGTCATCAGTGCCAACATCACCACGGCCATCCGGCTGAATGCTGTTGCGTCGGCGTCCACGATCATCACGGGAGCAGCTCTCGCCACCCAGATCAAGATCAACACCAGCATCGCCGCCGTAGCGACGCCAACTGCTGCCCTGACGACCCAACTGCGCCTGGCCGCAGCCCCTGCGGTCGTCAGCACGGCCACGGCTGCCCTGACCAACCAGATTCGACTTGCCTCGTCCGCTACTGCCACCAGCACTGCCACTGGCGCTGTCACCACCCAGATCCGACTTGCAGCGTCCGCTGCCTCACTCACCACCACCACTGTTGACCTGAGCGTCCCGCAAGCAGTTGTCCTTGCTGCGTCTGTCGCCGCCGTATCAACTGCCACGGCTGCACTCACGGCCCAGATCAGACTGGCAGCTACACCCGCCGCTGTCTCCACAGCCACGGGCGCGCTGACGAACCAGATTCGCCTGGCCGCGACGCCCGCCGCCCTCACAACATCGACTGTTGCGCTAACAAATCAGATTCGCCTGGCATCTGCTGTATCGGCTACCTCAACCGCGACCGGCGCGCTGACCGCCCAAGTACGCCTGGCAGCTACACCCGCCGCCGTCTCCACCAGCACAGGCGCACTGACGAACCAGATCCGGCTGGCCGCCGCCCCGGCAGCGCTCACGACGGCCACAGCCACAGCCACGACAGCTATCCGGCTTGCCGCGTCGTCCGTTGCCGTCACCACCGCGACTGTCAGCCTGACCACGGGCAACTCCGTAGTGCTGGAATCGGCAGTCACCGCCACCACGACCGCAACTGGCGCGCTGTTAACTCAGGTCCGGCTGGCCTCGACGACCGCAGCCGTCACATC